GTGTGAGTAGTTGAGCTTGTACCAAGGAAGGCAATGAGATCAAGGCTTCTGCAAGTGCATCAGCATCTAGGCCGGTATGCACTAAGCGGGGGAGTTTTGTTGTCTCAATGTTTCCATAATTCCAACGAATAAGACGGCCAATTGTGCCGCCTCCCCGTCTATCTTGTCCACTGATTGCACTGGCCACCAAGTCAAGAAAATTGATACATGCTCTTCTAAAAACGGATAGATGCACTTCACCGACTGATCTTGATCCAGTGTCGGATATCCCCAAATTCATAAATTGAGCCATGAAGGCTTGAGAGATTTGATTGTCGCACTCTTGAATAACTTGTAAAGCACCACCAGCATCAAAGCCGGTTGATCCTCCATAGGTGTCAAAAGAAACGATATTATTTTCAACTAGATAGCTTTGCTCTTGCACAACATAAGCCTGCGCTTGTTGCTGAGCCTCATTGATCATTGCCTCAACATCACCACTTGAAATTCCCATCTGATCAATTGCTTGACGATTAACTTTTACGATTGGCGTAGGCACAGCCCACTTTTCAAGACCGATAGCCATGAGAGTGGCAGATCGTTGTTTCTCTTTCCACCACCACCAACACGGACGCAAAAGGCCAATGCCTTCGAAGTTTGAGCCGGTGCGATTGAGAGTCAAAAGTAAAAGCTTTGATGCTGGGATAGGTTCGGGATTTACCCCGCCAACCATGATTTGAATAACACCATCTAAATTTTGTTTGTCAGCTGACAACCATTGTTGATGAGATGACGGCTCACGATCAGCGTATCTTTTGAGAAAGACTTTCTCTTTTCCCAGGGAGTCTTTAGCAACGCAATAAATTTCTTCTGCATATCTCCAACCATGAGGGATGAATTCCAAGAGATAATTTAATTGATCCTCAAAAGATAGCTCCATCATGCCTGGATATCCCTTAAATCCAAATGCTTCATTGGCAAATCTGGCAAGCTCTTCACTTGTTTGATCGCCGTCCCTGCCCGCTTTGAATTCCCATTTGGCAGACAAGAGAGTCTGCTTGACTAAATTCCAAGAGCGTCTGATAATTGGATCAGTTGCTAACATATCTTCAGCTTCTCTTGTCCATGAACGACCTGATAAGGCTGAATTTTGTTCTTTCCCTGTGATGTAGCCGCCTTGAATAGATGTTCCACTGATCCCATAAGATTGAAAATGTGGCTTTTCCTGAGATAGATACGGCATCTCTTGAGTGGATCTTGTCATGGTCATATATGGGAATGAAGTCATTTGTTCACCTTAATCAATTAACTTATATCTTATTGCACAAAATACCATTATATCAAATAAAATTTAAAACTAGGTGCAGAAAGCAAGAAAAACTACACCTAGAAACACAAAGCAACCGGATTGATAAACACGCTCAAGGTGAAAATATGTGCAAGATAGATGATGAATTTTTTATCACCACTTCCGGCAAGATCTTTTTCAAAGGTCAAGTATATGAGCTGGAAGATTGTGAGTTTCTGGAAGGCTCAAAGATAGTCATCCACTACTCAGAAAAAAGAATTGAAAAGCTACTTAAAAAAGACAGTAAAATAAAACTGATCCCAGATCAATTCATTTATCAGAAAGAAGAAGATATGTTTTTATATCCAGAAGATCAGATGCTCATTGCTCAAGCCGATGCACCTTCACCGGTTCAAACGCAATCGCTTGTTGAGCTGCCGCCAGAGATTGACCAATTCCAGCAGCTCATGAAGATCACCAAAGACAATACCCCACTTGCTTTGATCATCCTAGTAGTCTTGATGTTTCAGAAGATGCAAAAAAAAGAGAGAGAAGACAAAGACCATGCTTTGGTTTGTGATTTTGAGAGACAAGAAATTGAAAAGAAGATCAACATTCTAGAAAGCAAGATCGATGCTCAAGCTAAGGATCAAACTAAAATTTTGATTGGCGATAATGAGCTTGCCGATCGATTGGATAGAGTGGAAGAGAAGATCAAGAAGATCAATCAAGCCCCTTGATAATCAACAGATTATTCCTAGCTTTCTCATCCTATATCTGAGAGATCCCAAATTAATATTTAACTCTTTTGCGATAGCAGTCAGCCCCTTTTCCGGATACTCTTTTAAAACTTCCATTAATTCGGATTGAGGCACATCTGCCATGCTTCTACCCTTTATTCCGCCAACTCTAACATTTGATTTTTTTGGCTCTGGCAGGCTTGAGGGATATTTATTTGACCGATACCCATGATAAACCTCTCCCCGTTCGATCATCTCCTCAATCATCAAAACTCTTTCGTCTGAGGTCATTTTTTTTGTCATGGAATTAAGTTCAACTTTCTTGCTCTATAATAAAGACTGGGCCACTCGATTTTTAAGTCTTTTGCAATGGCTGACATTCGCTTTGTTGGATAACCTTTGAACGCCTCAACAACTTGCTCATCTGTCACTTTTCTTGCATAATTCGGTTTCTTTTTACGACCTTCATGACCAGTTAAATACTGCCGCCCAAACTTGATGCAAGCTGATTGACTCATCCCCAGCTTTTGAGCAATAGCGATCCATGTTAATTGGGGATCATAAGCGCTCATAAACTCTTCTCTAGTGCACTCATACTTCTTGTTTCTTTTGGAATAAAAGACTTTTTCATCATCCCTATATCCATCGTAAACTTCTCCCCGCTCAATCATCTCCTCGATCATCAAAACTCTCTCATCATCGGTCATCTCTTTGTGCATCATGTATCTCCTTTCTGCATCTTTCTGATCAATCTCTGTGCATAAAGATCAATTCAGCTCGCTTTATCTTGCCTTGATAAGAGTCTTCCAAGCGCCTCAATCTATCAACAATCTCCTGGTCTAAAAGTTGATAGGTTGCATCCAGTGGCAAGAAAAAATCCATGATGATCGTGTCAACTTGTAGTCTTGCCAAAAGGGTATTGCCTAACATTTATCCCCCATGTGCAATAGTGGTTCATGATTTGCCAGTCTCTCAATTGACTTGCGATGATAAGTTTCATCCCTCTCAATGCAAATAAACCGGCGGTTTGTATTCATGCAGGCAACGGCGGTGGTGCCACTGCCTGAGCAGTTATCTAAGACTAACTCATTCTCATTGGTGTAGGTCTTGATTAGGTATTCAAACAAGGCTACTGGCTTTTGTGTTGGGTGTAGTGAATTAAAATTTGAATTATCAAAGCATAAATAATCCAAAGGCAATCTCTCATTTGTGCCTGATCGGATCATAGCCTTTATAGATCCCAAATGATCCCTTTGTCTCCCATCGTCTTTAATGACATAGGGTTTAAAATCTCCCTGTCGCATCTGAGGATTATAATTAGGCTGTTTTTTATAGAAAATCAAAACATCCTCATGTGAAGTAAGAGGCCTTTTTTTTGAATTTAAAAATCCATATGCTATTGATTTGATCCAAATCCATTTGTATCTAAAAAGCGATGGATTGCTTGACCATAGCTTGAAAGTAAAAACATTATTAGCCGTCAAAACGATTGCCCCGTTATCCTTAATCACTCTCTCATACTCCTGCCAAAGTCTAGTCATATCAATGATTGAATCCCATTCGCAGGCCGTCGTTCCATAAGGCAAATCGCACAAGATCATATCAATCGACTTGCTGGGAATGGATGGCATAAGGTTAAGGCAATCGCCAAGGTGGATTTTGTTTTCTTCTAGCATTTAGTGGCTCCTCATCGCTTTGATGTGTGATTGCACAAGATCGATCTTCTTTTTGACCGTCAAAGAAGTGGATGGAATTGGCTTATCTGGCAGCATCTCACTATCACGCCAAAGCCAATTAATAACATCGTATCTGAGCGCGTCTAGTGGATCTTCTTTCCCGTCTTTCTTTGGCATCTCTTTGCCATCCCAAGCATAGGATAAGATCGCCTTTCTGAATGAATTGCCTTGAGCTGATCCACCTTTATCCCAAACCTCTTTGGTGCATAGAATTCTTCTTTGGTGGATAAGCCGTTTAACTCTTTGAACGCCGTTTAAGATATCCGTTCGTATTGGATCAGTTGACCACCTAAAAGGCATACCAATCCCACCTTGTGCCGGCGGTTTAGCCAGCTCATGGAAGGCAGATAGAGCAGTGCGATCTGATCTAGCTGATCCAGCTTTATCACCTGATGCACCATCAAGCATGATACGATTGGGATAGTGCTTAGCCAACTCTCGAGGCGCAGCAATCTTCAAGATCTCTTTAGCAAGATCTGACAAAGTGATTTCTTGAGGATTGATTTCAGCGCAGATCACTTCAGCATTTAGAGACGGATCATGAGCCAAGATCAAGACTGAAGGCTTTCTAAAGCCAAAGTCAACCACAATTCTTGCGCTCATAGAAGGCTGATATTGCCAATCGTCTATGATGTGGCTTAATGTCCACTCACTAAAGACAACGCCTTGAGGTGGCTTTGGCTGATTTTCCACCATTGCCAGCCGTTCGGCCTCCGGTAGGTTCTTGACCGCTTCAAACCATGCTTCAGATAGATTGTTTTTGTTGACATGGCTTGAATAGAAGATTGGTGAGCATCCGGCTTTCTCCGCAAAATCTACCCACCAAGCTCCCCAAACTGGCAGGCCAACCATAACCAGCTTCGGAGATGGTCCAGATCGGAGACGGCCTAAAGTCTTCTGAGCAACTTCTTCAGATAGAGTTTGACATTCATCAATTAACGCAAGGCCTGAAGTTATGTTAAGGCCTTCAAGTGGATTGTGTGTTGCGTCTCTTGTACCTGGTCTGAAATAGGATCTGCACCAAACAACATGACCATTTGGAGCCGTCCACTTGCCTTCTTGCTGGTGGTATATCCAACCATAAGGCACAAGCCACTTTTCAATTTCCGGACCTAAGACCGATCGATAGCGCGGCGCCGTGTCGGTGATCAAAAGAGATGACTTGTTTGGATGGATGCTTGACCAGGTCCATAGAGCGAATACTAAAGCAGATGTCTTACCACTACCCCAGCCAGCTCTAACGGCAATAAATGGATCATGGGAATAAATCAATTTGTCGATCAGATCGATTTGCAAGGGATTAAGTTTGAGCTCAATATCAGTCTTCTTCATCGTCAATTTCTTCTGGCAATTCGTGCGTTACTTGTATGACTTGAGCATGCTTCTCTTTTTGCACCTGCTGAATAACATTGATGATTACTTTGCTATCATCTGATTTTGTATTCATATCAATCGTTGACTTCTCTCCAAACTCTGATGGAAACTTGCGAGCGAGTAGCCATTGAGATGCACGCACATCGCTTTCAGAATGACGCTGAATATTCTGAAGGTGCTTGATCTTCAATGAGATTTCAGCTCGTTTGATGTCTGCCACTAAATCCGGATCAGATTTCATCCATCCATTCCAAGTGCTATATGCAATCCCAACAAGAGATAAAGCGTCAGTTTGGGATAGGCCTTGAGAGATAAAATCAAGTACTTGCTCGGTTGATATGATCCGCTTTCTCTTTGCGATTTCAGCCTTATCTTCTTCTGGCTTTTTTGTCAGTGCAGTGCTATTTTTGCCGGCCTTAGAATCAACCATATCATTTTTAGCGATTGCTTTAGTCTTTGCCATGATCCAGCTCCCGAATGATTTTAGTAGTGATTTTCTCAATAGCATCATCATCATCGATACACAAGACTTGATCAATCTCACTTTTGTTGAGACCGTCAAGCATCAGTTTTTCAGCCAGCTTTGAAACTTTGATAGAGTGCCTATCACTGAAAGCATCTAGAAGGCTGATCAATTTTGTTGACACATACAGATTGAGGATTGATTTTCTATCTTTGATCTTCATAGAAAAATGATCTCACTGGCAAGGAGTTTGACATAAGTTTTTCCCTCATGCTGATTGATCTGGATCTTGCCAATGACGGTGATCCTATCTCCCTTCTTGAGTTGAGTTGAGACGAGATTGGCAAGGTGTCCCCAGACTTCGCAATTAAACCAAGTGGTTTGGTCTTGATCTTTGTATCTCTCTGAATAGGCAACTGAAAAAGTGGCTAGATCTTTTTCACCGATCTTCTTGATTTGTGGATCACTGCCAGCTCGGCCAATTAAGTGCATTCTATTGAGCATTTTTTAAGACTCTCTTTGTAAAGTGAAGATTATCCACCGCTGAAATGTAAAGTGTTTTATAAAATTTATTTGCCAGCTTGATCAATTCCTTTTCGGGATCTTGAGCAGCTAACACTTGTTTGCAATATTTACGATTGCGAACGACCTTTAAAGATATGGTGACCATTTTTTCAACAAGATATCTCATTGAGATGGTTTTATTATCCAGCATCAGATCAAAGTATTCGTTCGTATACTCATAGTCATCGATGCACACATCAAGCACAATGTTTGAGGTGATTGAGTTGATAACAAAACCTGTATCGGAGCTTTTATAGGTAAAGCCGCCGGAGTTTTTGAGCAGGCAGATTGTCTTGAAAAAGTTGTGCAAAGAGACGGAATCACCTTTGAAAGCGTCCATTGAAACATGCAATTTATAAACTGAAAATTCTCTCATTTTCTGGCCTTTAGTTGATCGTAGATTTCTTTGATCTGCTTGATGTTTTCATCATTTTTTTCTTTGGATAGATCTTTGATCTTGCCTTCAATCTCCTGTTCACTGGCAAATTGCTTTTCAAGATCCTCACCATGCTTTTTGATCATGTCTGAGAAGATGTCGCTGATGCAGATCTTCAAGGCGGTTGCGACATCTGGCGCCTCGATTTTAAACATTGCATCCACTACCCCCTCAAGACTGATGAGGCGGTTGATTAAAGTTGTGTTGAGCATAATTTTCCCCTTTATGTTGTGTTATATAAACACATGAAACGCAATTATTATATAATAATATATAATATTTTTTTAAGGAGTATCATGAAAATAAAAGTGAATGATGGTTTTGTGGAGCTGGTTGACCACATGGGGGATGATCTGGCAATTGTCAATGCCGCTCGCGTCTCTTATGCCGGAGAAAGCAAGGAATGGACCGGCAGAGATGAAAAACTTTTGAGATACCTTTGGGATCATAATCATTCATCTCCCTTTAGACATGGCAACATTAAATTCAGAATTAAAGCGCCAATCTTTGTACTGAGGCAGTGGATGAAACATCAAGTTGGTTGTGCGTGGAATGAGCAAAGTGCAAGATACACAAAAATTGAAGAGAGCTTTTTTTATCCTGAGCATTTCAGACTACAAGACGCTAAAAACAAACAATCATCATTTGGCCACCTAGATGATGATCAAGATATGGATGCACTGGCCTTACTGAGTGAGACCTATACAATCGCCTATTGCAATTATCAAAAGCTGCTTGAGTTGGGGGTATGTAGGGAGCAGGCTAGAATCGTTCTTCCAGTTGGCACCTATAGCGAATGCATTTGGTCTGCTAGTACTCAAGCGGTGATGCATTTTTTAAAGTTGCGAATGGATCATCATTCTCAATTTGAAATGCAGGAATTTGCAAAAGCTGTGTATACTATCGCATCAACGATTTTCCCTAAAACGATGGAGCTGATCAATGCAATGCCTACGATGCCAGAATGAAATTAAGTCAACACTAGCCGGATCAAGTATCGAATACCACTACTGCAAAAAGTGCCGCGCTATCCTTGATCAAGATGCAATTGTGCTTTCCTTTGATGATGTGAATTATTGCTATGAGTGGGATGATATCACCAAGAGCGAGGATGAGGATGAATAGTTATTTTGAAATTTGTTGGCATGTCATGGGATTGATCTTTAATCCTAGCCAATCCCCTCAAAGCGCCCGATGGGAGAAGATGATTTCTGCATCAATTCCTGCTAGAATGAGGCAGTGCGAAATGGTGGCCAAAGCTGCCGACAAGTTTGAAATTGATCCATATCTGATGATTGCTTTGGCTTACCATGAAAGCCGTTTTGAAACCGGTTTGACATCCTCAGCCGGTGCAAAAGGTGTGATGCAGGTCAAGCGCCAATTTGTCGACTGTGCCGGATGTAGTGAAATTGAATACGGCGTCAAGGCGTACTCGATTTGGCTTGCTCAAAGCAAAGGCGATGTGTGTCTTGCTTTAGGAAGATATACAGTAGGCAATAAAGGCAAGTGCGGGAAGAGGTCAAAGGCAATTATCAAACTTGCGTCTGATTTGGCTTGTCTTGCATCAAAGGATAATGATTGTCATGACTGCTAAAGATAAAGCATTTTTAGATATGGCTGGGATCATGTCTAGTCTCTCTCCATGTAGCAGAGCCAAAGTCGGCGCCGTTATCGTTCGGGGGGATGTGCCAGTAGTATCTTCTTTCAATGGGATTGCTAGAAAGCAAGCCGGCCTTTGTGGCGGTGATTGTTGCCTTAGAGATGCAAATAAAATACCAAGTGGATCAGATACGCAAATTGGTTGCCACCATGCTGAATTTAATGCAATTGCCAATGCCTCCAGATGTGGGATAGCTACTGAAGGATGTTCAATTTATGTGACGGCACCACCTTGTTTAATGTGTGCTAAGCTTATTCATCATGCTGGCATCAAATCAGTGGTCTATGAAAATAAAAGTGATAGATGGATCTCAACCGGCGAGGAATATTTATCAGCCAATGGTATTGATACCTTTAAAATTTAAAT